TTGGCTCAGGCCGAAATTGAACTACCACTCAGTGGATATGACATAACCAAATTTTATATTTTGCCAACTTTCCCTGATGGCCAACCAGCTGCCACTGTCACCGGAGTCAACACAAACAGTACCACAGTGAGTACTGCCAGTACTCAAGCCGGGCTAGAGACCACACCTAGAAGTTTTGGTTACACCATGGGCTATCTCAGCAACAGCGTGGATCCTACCACGGGTCGCATACTACCACCCAATGGCTTGCCGGTGACACCAGGAGTGAGTTTCCCACCAAATCCGGTAGTAGGCGATTATGCCCTGCGCCTGGACTATTTCCCCAATCGATTGTTTCGTTACGATGGTGCTAGATGGGTCAAGATTGAAGATGCTGTGCGCACCGGATTAGATTTTGAAGCCGATGCCAAGACCCAGCGTGCCAGCTTTGTCAACAATACCGATCAGGTATTGACCAATGATCGTGGTTTGATTCCAAGTCGCCAGAGCTTGAGTGAAATACTCAAACCACAAGCCGACAACGGAGGATAAACATGCCAGCACTGACTCCTATATTTTTTTACGACGAACAGATACGCAGATTCCTATTGCAGTTTGCTAGGATTTTTTCAAACTTCCAAGTAGAGTATGGTCGCAACGAAGAAGGCACTGACCACACACTGGTTCGTGTGCCAGTACGGTATGGCGATGCTACAAGACAAGCTCAGACCATCTTGCAAGAAAATTCAGCGTCGGGCATGCCAGCTACACCCTTGATGACTTTTTACATTAGTGGACTTGACTATGACCGTCCCAGAATGCAGGAACCTTACTTTGTCAGCAAGATCAATGTGCGTCAAAGAACCTACGACGAAGCCACCAACAGCTACGAAACCACACAAGGTAATGCATTTACCATTGAACGTTTGATGCCCGTGCCTTACAAGCTCACATTAAAATTGGATATCTGGACCAGCAACACCAATCAAAAAATGCAGATACTTGAACAGATGTTGGTGTTGTTCAATCCCAGCCTGGAAATACAAAGCACCGACAACTACATTGATTGGACCAGCCTCAGCATTGTGGAATTAGAAAGCACACAGTGGACCAGTCGTGTCATACCTCAGGGCACAGAAAATCCCATTGATATTGCCACTCTAACATTTGCCTTGCCCATTTGGATTTCAAGTCCAGCCAAGGTCAAGAAACTGGGTGTGGTCGAACGCATTATTGCTCAGATATTTGATGCCCAAGGAGACGCTTCAAATGCAGTGTTGAACAATGATTTATTGCTGGGCACTCGTCAAGTGATAACACCGTACAGTTATCAAGTGTTGTTGATTGGAAACAGGTTGCAGGCATTGAAACAATCTGAAGTCGTTCAACCACCCAATACTAGTCTGGCGCCACCCGACAGCCCCGACAGTGATCTAATGTGGCAGGCCATTGTGGGCATGTATGGTGTGCTAAGGCCCGGTATCAGCTATGTGAGATTAGCACAAGAAGACGACACCGAGGTCATTGGCACTGTTGCCTACGACCCCACTGACAATAGATTTTTGTTGTTTAACGTGGATCCAGATACCTTGCCAGCAAACACCCTGGCACCGGTCAATGCTGTGATCAATCCTTTGCTCAGTGGGCCCAACGCAGGACTGGCACCACCTGCACAGGGACAACGATACTTGCTGACCGAAGATACCGGATCAAATGAATCAACTACATCTCCAGTGGCTTGGCAAGGGCAAAACAATCAACCATTGGTGGCCAAGGCCAACGACATCATTGAATACACAGGAACTCATTGGGCAGTCAGCTTTGCCAGCAACAGTAGTCCCAGCAACATACAATACGTAACCAACCTAACCACAAGCATTCAATACAAGTGGATCGCTAATGCCTGGGTCAAGAGTTATCAAGGTCTATATCCGGGAGGACAATGGAACCTAGTTCTGTAAATGCAGTAGGTGTTTGGTTTTATGCTGTGGCCACTGGCAGATACTTGTATCTCATGCGCAATGATCCAAAACATCCAGATACCTGGGGACTGCCCGGCGGAAGGATTGAGCCCGGAGAAACATTGATTCAAGCTATCAAACGAGAGTGTTGCGAAGAACTAGGATCAATGCCTGAATATCTGCGTCTAGTGCCGTTGGAAAAGTTTACCACCAACGATCACGGTTTTGCATACCATACATTTTTTTGCAGCGTTGCTTCGGAATTTATACCTGTTCTCAATCACGAACATCAGGGCTATGCCTGGATTGCTTCAGGAGTATGGCCAAAACCCATGCATCCTGGCCTGTGGAGCACTGTTAACTTTGATGCTGTTCAAACCAAAATAGCCGTGGTAGAACAACAAATCCAAACAGGTTAGGTCTTGCCTACTACCACAGTGATTGTGCCAACTGTGTCAGAATCATAGTCTTCAAGAGCTTTGCCCAACACACAACCCGGTTGATAATTTGTCAGATCTAAAACAGTAGCCACGCCGGGCATATTACTGGACACCAGCAGATCACCTTTGTGTATGGTACCAACCACTTGACAAGGCACACGACCAGTCAAGGCTATGGCCACCACATGTTCACCTTCTAATCCTGTGTTCATTTCGTAAGCAGGTGCGGTAGAAACTGCGCCAGCCACTCGCGTAGAATGCGAATGTTGACTTATGGTCACTTCTTTGGCGCCGCCAAACTCCATCACAGTGCCTGGATCGTAGGTCTGATCTGACAGATATCTTTCTGCCAAGTCAGCGTATCTGGCCGAACTGGCTGTGCCAGCAAAAATTGCCGATGTCAGCGTGCCGCTGCCCGGAACGTAAGTAAGTCCACTGACAGCATTTGCTGCATTGTCGTCGACCAACGGAGCTACTGCTACTCCAGCAACTGATAAAAACACAGGATAGAATGTAGATAAACTAGTAGATTGAGATGTGGCATTGATTGCAGTGTTAGGACCTGTGGGTCCTTGTGGTCCTTGTGGTCCGGTGGCACCAATGGGTCCTTGTGGTCCTTGTGGCCCAGTGGCGCCCGTGGCTCCTGGACCGGTGGATCCTTGTGGTCCTTGTGGGCCCTGTGGCCCACGTGGTCCTTGTGGTCCGGTTGCTCCAGTGGCACCTTCTGGTCCTTGTGGGCCGGTAAATCCCTGTGGGCCTTGTGGGCCCGTGGCGCCTGTGGCACCAATTGGACCGCCCGATGGTCCTGTGGAACCAATTGGTCCTTGTGGTCCTTGTGGTCCCGAAGGCCCAGATGCACCAGTGGCGCCGATTGGTCCGCCAGATGGTCCTGTGCTACCAGTAAATCCAGTGGCTCCTTCTGGTCCTTGTGGTCCTGTGGGTCCCTGTGGCCCACGTGGTCCTTGTGGTCCAGTAAGTCCAAATGGCCCCTGTGGTCCTTGTGGTCCCTGTGGTCCGGTGCTACCTGTGGCACCTTGTCCAGTTGCTCCTAAAAATCCTGTGGCACCAATGGGTCCTTGTGGTCCTTGTGGTCCTTGTGGTCCGGTGGCACCAGTGGCACCTATTGGTCCCTGTGGTCCGCGTGGTCCCTGTGGGCCAGTGGGCCCTTGTGGTCCGGTGGCACCTTCAGGTCCTTGTGGTCCAGTGGGTCCTTGTGGTCCTGTGGCACCTTCAGGTCCTTGTGGTCCAGTAGGCCCTTGCGGTCCCTGTGGGCCCTGTGGCCCCGTGGCGCCCGTTGCACCAATAGGTCCTTGTGGTCCCTGTGGACCCTGTGGGCCTCTAATCTGTCCTACATTATTCCAAAGTACACCATCATACACCCATAAATCGCCAGTGGCTGCATCGATAACACCATTACCGGCCACAGCACCTGGAAATGCTGCGTTTAAAGTTGTTTGTGGGTTTCCTGGAGGAACAACGTTTACATTAGGCACACTGCCAAGAATAATAATTGCTGCTCCTTGTGGTCCTTGTGGTCCTTGTGGTCCAGTTGCGCCTGTAGCACCTATTGGTCCTTGTGGTCCTTGTGGGCCTTGTGGTCCAGTTGCTCCTGCGTTTGGTATCCAGTTTCTAGTGCCGTCTGTTTGTGATGCCAGAATATATCCATTGGCTGCGGGCACGCCCAAGTTTGGTTCAGAGATACTGGTTTCAGTCCAATCATATCGATCGGCCGGAACTTCTGTGGGCGGAGTAGTCGCGACGCGACCGGAAAGTAAGCGTGCCATTATGGTGTGGGTATGATTGTAACGTTTCCAAGATTTTGACTGGCCGGTGACAAGTCACCCGATATCACCACGTCAAACACGTTGGCAGTGCTGGCGCTGACCTGTAGTTGGTCTCCATTGACACTGTTGGCATCAAATTTGAGCAGGCTTCTACCGTTGAGGGGAACATAGGCGGTGTCATAGGCCGGAACCACCACAGTGCCAAGACTGATGGTGGTGTTGCCACCCTCCAGCAGTATCTGCACATCCAGGGTTTCGTCTGATGCGGTTTTGTTAGTAACCGACAACGGAGTAAGGAAAAATATCTGTCCTGGCAAAATAGCCCGTGTAGGATCGCTGGGATCTCTTACTTCGTATTGGTTAGAAGGATCTGGCACACTATAATCTGGTGCATCTGCTCCGTTAAGACCTCCATCTAGTGTGGTCATTGTGACCGGAACATCTACCAAATATAGTGTTTCAGGCAATCCTGTGGACGGTGTACGACAAACAATTCTTGACATCTATTGCTCCATGTTAAAAGTTACCAAATGCAATGGCAGATTTTGTAGCAATCCTACCCACTGCAGAATCAAATGGCGGTCCTGACAGTTCTCCGGTGTCGGCATT